TGAACAACGCGCATCACTACAGGATTAACAAACTCAGACAATAGACGACCATAGGCAGACCCAATTACCTGTGCAAGAGATCCCTGACGAGCAGAAACCTCTGTTGCAGACATTGGGGTTTTGTCCATAGGGCCAAAGTCTTCGTTATATAGAGCCTTTTTGATGTTCTCCCGCATGGAATCCAGCACCAATTGACTTACATCAAACCGAGACGGAGACTGAACACCCTGCAATCCACGACTATTAGGGTCTACAGAGAGGATCGTGCCGGGTACTAGCTCGATATTATCCACATTCATAGAGCCATCGTCATCCATCTGCCAGATACCACCGATAGCAAACTGAGCATTCTCCAGAATAAGCTGAACAGTCAGGTTAGCTACCTTGATTGCTGGCAAGGCGTTCATCAAAGGACCGCGACCATAGGTTTCCATTGCTGCTTTTGACCAGCGGAAGTTGACCCAAGGCCGAGAACCTTCACCAGACAGGGTAGCAGTAGCCACTTGAGTCTTGGTTGACACCTCGATTACTTGATAGATATAAGATTCTTTAGTCTTATCAGCCCAATCACGGTAGATACAGTCAATGAAATTCAGATCTGTGTCTGGATCTTCCTTGATCTTGTTAGACAGGCCATCACCTAGCTTGGCTTTAGGCCAAAGAACCTTAACATCACGGGCTTTTACAGTACGCTCACGGAATACACCGTCGATTTCACCGTATGGGCCACGGTCAAGAATGACCTGAGATAGAGGTACAGCAGTAAATTTAACCGGATTCTTCTCATCCCCTTCCTCGATCAGCATATTGCCAGTGCCTACGGCGAGATCAAGGAAAGATTCACTAGCTTCTTGGGAGAAGTTAGAGTTACTAATCACTTCGGCTACCGCCGCAGAGACTTCATCAAGCTCAGCTTGTAGTTCCTGACGCTGCTCGGGTGGTACATCAGTACCCGGCTCGAATCGGAACCAGTTTGCAAAATTAGGGATCAGACCGTATTGCAATCTTGACGCAAACTCCTGTACTCCAGTAACAGCAGTCTCATCAAAGATTTTATCCATTCTGTCTGCGCCTGCTTCCTGCTGGAAGAAGGACTCTCTCAGAGGTAGAGCGTATTCATAACACTCTTCCCAGACATTAATCCAATTAGATCTGGCTTTCTTAGCGTTTGAGAAACGCTTTAGTGCAGCCTCTATGTTAGCCATAGCTTTATCCTAGTGTGCCTGTCTCTTCATCAGGTGAGATACGAGCAGTGAAGCCTGTCATGCCGCCAGAGAATAGAGATTTACGCGCTTTACGCCCACCTGCTTGCTTGGCTCTTGTACGAGCTTGTTCAACACGCTCACGTTTAGCAGCCTTTTCACGCTTCTTGCGATCTGCCTCGATCTGGGGGTCAGGCTTGGGTGGCTCAGGTGAGCTGAAGTGCAATGTATGCACAGGTATAAATGCTTTTAATAGTGCTGGAGTTTTCATAAGTATTCCTTTATCCAAGGTTACGGGTTTGGTCGTCATGGAGTTTGCGAGAGAACAATGATTGGTTTGCCTTATCAAATGCGCCGTACATTTTCCGCTTCATCATAGATTGGGCATTCTTCAAAGCTGGTGACTTTGCGACTGCTTTCGATGTAGCCTTGTTGACAACATCAGTCTGTACCTTTTTGATAGCTCCGCTCTCTAGTCCTTGTCTAAACCCTTTAGCAACAATCCTATTAAACTCTAGCTGAACAACAGGAATAAACAGCTTTAATATCCCAGAAACCTTCATACGTTCTCCTTAATGACATTGCCACCACGACTAAGTAATTCACGGTAGAGTTGATAGGGAGTCCAGATAAAAAAGTTCCTTATTCCCAACAAATGCTTGACCGCTTCCACGCAGTATAATAGAGGTTGACGCAATAGGGAAATCGACTCATCATCTACATTGGGTCGATAGGTAACAATCGTGTGTTGTTTCTCTTCAAGAGACTCAATTAGCTGCTGATACCTATATGGATGCAATATCTCTAAGGTTAGCTTATGACCTTGCCAATCTAATAAAATATATTGATAGGATTTAGGCTGATAGCCTACTACAAAGCAGTGTCTAAACCCTTTTCTAGTATGGAATAGCCAATCAAACCAGTATAGATCGTCCCTGTCAGCAAAGAATACCTGCCATTCAGCAGGACCGCATGGTTCTACAAGGTCATTATCGCGTTCCAATCTGCCCCCACCCACGCTGTCGCTTGAATCCGGCTCTGCCATCAAAAGGATTGTGGTGTTTAGGACGAGCATTACCTACGGTAGCACCCTTTTTATTGCCTCTCAGTACCTCTCTACCCTCTCCAGCACCGATCATCATGTACTGTAAAGCGTCTGCAACGTGAGAATACTTGTTTTTGGAGGGTTTCTCTTCATATCTAGCCTCCCCGCTTATCCCTACCCTCTTATATTGATAGCCAGAACGGAATCCTTTGACCAGCATCTTGCATTCAGAGGCAATTAGGAACCCTGCTTTACCATCAACCATACGATTCAGGACATTTTGTACAGCTTCAATCCGTACTACAGGATCATTTGATGGCGCAGGTACAGCTTGAATACCTTGGCTTCTCATCATCTGGAATGGAGTGGACTCATTAGACTGCGCTCTATGATCGCCAGCAGGGTCACCATAGATCTTGAGTTCATTGTTCGGGCAGATCATGGAGATCTCGTTTCTCAGGATCTCAGCAAACTTGAGCGCCCCCATATCAGTAGCAACAAGCTCCCTGAATACATACCAGCGACCAGTAGGACCACGCTGCCCGAAAGCAGCAGAAGGAGTGAGACCGAAATCAATACCAATATATACAGGAAGGTCAGGGTTAAGCTCGATATGTTCTTTAGCAACGTGCGTACCCTCATTGAACATAGGATAAACCTGCTTACCATCCTCTACAGACCCCAACTTATTCAGAACATAGACATCAATCCAGCTCTTAGCCTTACCTGTAATGATTCTAGGGTAGTAGCTTGGAGGTAGATTACTGTAATTCTCAGCTAGAGGACTCAACTCATACCCAGTAACCTCACCCTCATCAGTCTTCTCCTCCAGCATCCCCGGAGGTTGGGTATAGAACATCCAATCATCAGGCTTAACAAGGGTAAGTCTCTCTTCTGGAGTAATGTAATCAGGAGGAGGTGATTCCCCAGACATAATAGGCCACCAGTGATCGTCCTCTGGAGCATTGGTATCCATGATTACCCCATACCATGTAGGACCACCATCCTTCATAGAAGGATAACGCCCTGCTCGCATGGTACAAGCATCAATAATAGTCTTGGCTACCTCTCTAGCCTCATTCACCCAGACCCCAGTAAGATCCAAGGAGAGTAGTTTCCGTACATCTTCTGGTCTATCAAGCGCCAGAAACACTACTTCCATCTCAATATCATTGAGAACTACATTATGTGTATATGGAACGCTCCAAGTGAACTTACCAAAGGTCTCTTCTGGAAACCAATCCAACCAAGTCTTAATAGTAGTGGTTTTAAGCTGTGGGTTGGTATTTCTAACCACAGCCCATCGACTCTTCCTAATGCCTTGCTTATTAGGCTCCTGCTGAGAGGCGCGTCTAAACAGTTCGATACAGCACCCAACACTCTTACCACTACCTACAGGCCCACGGATTCCCCGTACAAATCTGTCGTCAAGCATAAAGTGACGCAGAACCTCTCCGTCCGGTTTGAAGTTGATCTCATTCTTAGCCACTAGGAATCAAAGTCTACTTTCTCAGTCTTAACAGATTTTTTCTTGGAGACTTTCTCCTTTATCTCAGGTAGTGACTTAGCCTCTCTAAGAGAAATCTTATCTTCCATATACTGAATAACCTGCAACACATCATCCAAGTGCCTATGAATAGTATCCAAATGATTGAACCCATCCATATCCTTGTTCAACCTCTTAGAGATCTCTGTAACCTTCTTCTTTACATCTGATACCAATTCCATAGCTTAAATACCTTTGTGGTGTGAAAATACTTTTTGAAGAGAATTATATGAGAGGTGGACGTAATCACATATCAACGGCCTTATTTTTAACCCCCCAAGTCAATGTTGACAACTGTCTGACCTGAAGTGTTCACCTGTAAGCCCTTGTTATCATTACTGATTCCCGAAGCATTAAAGATTAGCTTAATTGCTTCAATGTTAATATAACCGGATTTATGGTGAAGCAAATCACCGAGTTTTGAGGTAGCAGAAACCGCAATACTGCTCAGTTTATCCTGAACCAACATACCCTGATACTCTTTCACCTGTTTCTTTCTCAGGTGATAAGCTATTGTTCCGGGGTCACAATTCAATATCTGAGCAGCCTCAGCTTGTGTTCTACCTTGAACTGAAACAAGCTCAACAATCTGTGCTTGCTTGGCATTGACGAGCATCTTCTTCTTTCCATTCTCATCAACATAAGTAGGCAGCTTACTCTCATCGATCTGAGGTACTTCTGCTTGATACGTTACGATCTCGTTATCCATGCTCACTAGAGTATAACTAAGGTTAATGTAAGTCAATACAAGTTAATCATGAGGCGCTCTAGCAATGAAGTGCAATCCTGTTGACGCCTTGGCTTAATGACCTTGTGGTACCCGCTTGATTTACATTAAACGATAAAAGCTCTAACCCGCTGGTACCTTGATAGTAGGTAACTGGTTGATAACCGGTGGTAGAGAGAGGTATGTGCTACTTCGTAGAAGTTTCTCACTTGCTACTGCTCTACTGGGTAAGATCATAGAATTTCCCGTGGCCCAGTCTACTAGGTACTTAACTTACGGTACTCCAATCCTATACCTATGTGGATACGCTGTGGGTCGTAAGAGCTTCAGTACGATTTTCAGGTTATTAGCCTGAACTTGCAGCGCCCATGATCTTTTACATCAGGCATAGATACAGTATACACACTGAAGCTCGGTGTTCCACTAAAGAGATCTTATAACAGAACAATAAAGTATAAATAAACCGTATACCACCCCACTTGCGGTACTCCCCATGATTCAGTCATACCTTCTACTGACTCAGTGTTACTTTAATTTCAGTCATTAACCCAGTTACTCCTTGGTCGTGTCTGTCCCTCTCTTATGCCCCCAGTGCATATACCTACCCCTTTCCCTTATCTCTAGGCACAACGCCTCTCAGAGCCTCTGCTAACTCCTTCGTCAATCTTGTCAACTTCCCTTGCCTGCGTGCCGCATAACCGTGTACTCGGCTTCGCTCGTTGACAATCTATCCTCAGTCGTTAGTTATGGGGGCGAGAGGAACAACCTCTCACTTCAAATCAACTAGGAGACATGACATGAAAAGAAAAGTAACAGCAATCATCAAGATCGTAGCCGATATGCCCGAGTACACTCAAGGTAGCATCCTCAGTGGGATGGCATACTCCGCAATCAAACAAGAAAAGTTCACTTCAAAGAAGATCTCAGATGTAGTCTCACAACTACGAGATCTCCGAAATGAATACAATGGCTCTGAACCTCAATCCAATCTGATGGAGAATAAAGTCAAGTTCATTCAGACTCTTGAGACTCAACATGAGTCTCTTATCGAATACTCCAACAACGTCAAAGAAGCATACAAAGAGGTAACTGGTTCAGACTACATCATGCCAGCACCTTCTAGCACCTTCGATAAGACGAAGACACAGGCAGCGACAGACGCTGATGCAGTCCTCAGCAAGTACTGATCCTCCTAGAGTCCTAGTCAAGACTATAAACTGACTACCTAATCAATCAACAATCTCTATAGGAGAAACGAAATGAATGAACAAGAACAAATGCTTGTATTTCCGTTAT